CCATAGGAAACACTCCTCCTACTATTCCGGCAGCAGCTTCGTGAGTAGTATCTTCTATTTGAGAAAACATTGAACCTTTACCTTTATTTACTCCCATCATTCCTGATATGGACTTTCCGGTAAATCCTTGTATAACGTTTCCTGTAAGGATGTCTAATGTTGTTCCAAGAGCTTCCATTCCTTTAGAAGGTTCTTTATGACTACCCATCGTAATTTGATCCTGATTCAGTGTTTGATTCAATGAACCACCTGCTCTCATTTTCTTTGCTTGCCGAGGAAATGCCTGAAAGAATGATTCTTCAGTTGGGTATTTTGCGTAAAATTTTTCAATATCATCTATTCCAGAGATTTTTAAAAACTCTTGGGCAATATTATTTTTCATAATTTATAGTTATTAATTTACATATATTATAAAGTTCTTGTGTAGATAAGTCTGATTTCATTCTATTAACTACGCTACACACTAACTGTACATTGTCTTTGAGATACCCTTTAGAAGAATCTATTCTGTCTATACTTACATTGTTAAATAGTTTTCCTTTAGATATACAATGTTGCATTGGTAAATTAGTTAAAGCACACAGCCCTTTTTGGTTATTCCACAACTCTTTTAAATACTCTACAGATAAGTTATTATCTCTATTATATTTTCTGCTCCTGTGATTTACAAGTCTGATTAAATCTATTAAGAAGTAATCTAAATCTGAATAATTTATTTTTCTAGTTGACCGAGCTTTATCTTTATACAAACATTCTTTACATCTATGTTGAAACCCAGTTTGTGAGTCATTTCTTTTGTGAAAGTTTTTTGAATTTAACTCAAAAGTCTTTTCACAAGTAGAACAAGTCCATAAATTATCATTAATATATTGTTGCCTTTTTATAGCGTTTATATCTGTAACTTTGACTGCACAAGGTTTACACTTATTAAAAAATCCATCTTTAATACTTGGGTTTTTCCAAAAATTACTTATGTCTAAAGTTTGTTTACAAAGTTTACAAGTTTTTGCTTTCATAATTAATTATATTTGTTGAGCCAACCACCATTTCTTTTGGTTTCTAATTTAGTACCATATAACTTATTCCAATCTTCAGCACCTAATTCAGTCCAACTATCTCCATCATGTACTCTACCTACAGGCTTACCCATATAAGCTTGTTGTTGGGCAGATGAATAAAAATCTCTCATTCCTATAGATTGGTTAGTATTCAAATTAACCTTAGGCATGTTATCAGGTAACAACTCTAAATTAGATTGGTTAGTATACAATCCTATTGGTTCTACGGAGTTTTGTATAAGAGGTAATGTTTTTCTTGTAAGTGTTTCAAAATTTGGTACTTTTGACAAAAATGGCATATTTCTGCGAACAAAAGGAGTAGGCTCATTACTAACACTTGTGTTAACACTAATTTCTTTTATTTTGTTATCAGGTATTCCTGAATTACCATATTTTTTTATTCTTGTTTTTAATTGGTTTTCAGTGAGCATGTCCCAAGGTGTAACAGCAATAGGATCATAATAAGGTATTTTTACAGAAGCACCTGGAGAAAAATCACTTTCTCCTCTCCAGGTGTATTGTGGAGAAATCCTTCTATCATATAATACAGGAGGTGCTGCTAAATCTAATGCTGGTGTTATCATATCCCAAATAGGATATTTATCTTTTGTTTTTTTATTTAAGTAATATTCAGCTTTATTACCCAAAGCAACAATATCTTGTTTTGTTTTTATACCATTTGCGTTTTTCCAATTTTCGTAATGTATTAAATTACCAGGGGTATGTTTATAGTTAAATATGTTATCTTTTACTTCTTCTTCTATTTCTAAATATGCAGGATGATTTTTATAAAGGTTATTTAACCATCCTAACTCATAAGAACTTATACCTTCTTTTTTCATATTATACCCAAATTTAGGATTTTGATAATATGCTAAGGTATTACGTGCTTGATATGCAACGTCTAAACTATCTTGTCTTGTTGCTTTATTTTTAAACCCGTCAGGATTATTAATAGGATTATAAGGTTTGGTAGGGTCTCCTCCAGATGATTCTTTTCCAGTATAACCTAAACTTTTATAGTAATCTAATATCTTCATTTTATTGCGTTATTGGGTAAGATAATGTTATGTCAGTATTCCAATTATGTAATACAAAACTATTGTTATTTGCATTATCGTATTCTAAGTATACTTTAATGTACTTATCTCTAAGATAAGGTTTAAGTGGATATACGGCAGAATAATCACGTATTAAGTTAACACCCCAGGTTCTTTCAAATCTTTTTAAACTTACGTCATTTAAAGGTAATAAAGAATCTTCAGTTGATTGATAATCATTAGTTACTTTTAATCCGGATATACTTTCATCAAATATATCAACATCATTTTCATCACGTACTTGTGACCAGAACTCAAAATAGTTTGTTCTAAACGTTGCTTTTGATGTAGGATCAGGATTAACAAAAAACTCCGCTTTTAACTTTTCAATAGGTTGATCGTAGAATACTCCAAACCTTCCTTTATTGTGTGAGTAAACACTACCACTCATATCGTAAGGATTGGCACTTAAGAAGCGTTTTCCGGTACCCAAATATAAATTAGGTGTAAAGGAATAGAAACTTTCAAAAGCTTCTAAGAATCGATTGTATGCAATTGTAAACTTATCTTCAAGATAAAACCATTTAACATTACCGTCAATGTTTGACCAATTACCGCCTAAATATAATAAATTAACTGTCCAAAGTAATCCTACTTGAGTTAATCCAACTAATCTAAATTTAACACCATTTATTGTATAATCTTTATTTATTTTAAGATGATTAGGATTTTCTACAGTACAATCTACGAACGTTAGTATTGTTCCTGGGTTTACAGGTAATATTGGGAATTGTGATATTTTAGATTCGATGTAAAATGAATCAGAAAATGTATAATAAACCTTATTATATTTAGAGTCATATTCTCCATGTACACTTCTTGATAACAATGGTTGATCGTCTACAAGAACTCTACCTGCAAGATTTTCTTTAAAGAATGCGTGTAATCCTTTTATGTCAGTAATAGGAACCATACCTTTACTAAACATAAACATCTTTTTTAGACGGGCATCAAAATGGTATATTGAATCAGGACCTACAACAACTGAGTGTTGATGTATTGTACCGGTTTCTTTAGACACATATTCATGTGATACAAGTATATTACCTATACCTATTTGAAATACCTGCCCATCTGTATTAGCAACAGAACTTATTTCTTCAGATAATATACGGGCAATTCCTCTATTCTGATAAGCCAATATAACATCCTTAAACGAAGCTATTTTGTTTATAGGACCATATAGACCTTCTACATCCTTTTGATTGTTTATAAGGTAGTTTCTCCAGTTGTCAATCTTCTCACCATCCAATTTATTTTCACTTACCCAGACAGTAAAAGGTTGTTCTTCTACAAACTTAGCATTAAAAGGTTTAGATAAATGAGACTTTAAATTATTTTCTTGACTGTATGATTCGTTTTCGTTATATTCATCTACAAGGAAGTTTGCAAAATCAAGACTATCTATTGTTGGAGTACTTGTAACCTGATCTTTATTCCAATACTTTCCATATCTCATCTTAACATTAATCATTGTTTGACATGGAAATCCTATTGCAAGAGATGACATAAAGTGCCTCATTGGACCATATATAGCACCTAAACCCGTAGGAGTTCTTGCAGGTACTACATCTCTGTCGTAGTCTTCATTACTCGTACCTTCCTGTTTCCAATGCATGAATGATACAACACTTGTATAAAACGTAGTAAATACATCACCTGCAACTTTAACTGTTTGTGGGTTTGTTAATACTGATATAGGAACTATTTCACAGGTAATTCTATATTCATCCTGATACCTTGAACTTCTCCAGGGACCTCCATATTGTCCGGAGTTATATGAACATAATGATACTACGTTTACTCTTGTACGAGCATTGATATTACCGTCTTTATAATCACCGTTTATATCTGATTCTAACTTGGTACCATTTACTTCCGTAAATAACATTTTAGCTCCTAATGAAGCTAATGTATTAAAACGGTGTTCTACTGCTGATGGTAATATTCCTGTACCATCTGCTGTATCATAATATCTTCTGTAAGTACCTATATGATGATAATCACGATCCATAAAAGAAGAGAAGTTTTGAGGTACAATCGATTGTATATCCAACTCTCTTGTTTTATTAATATCAATCATGTTATTAGAATACAAAGTCTTACCTGAATCTACTACACTGGTTAAAAACAAATAAAATGCTTTTGACTCTTTTCTGTGAGCAGGCGCTGTAGCAGCACTTACATATTTTCTCCAATAAGCCACTTCTTCCCAATCGTATCTTGATACTACGTTAAAATGTGTTGCCTGATTTCCGTATTTACCAAAATCAATTTCTGGAGACTTTAAGATCGGTAACCTACCAGAATAAGTATAGTCCGTAAGATTCTTGTCAAAATCAAAATTATATCTTGGGCGTGGAAATCTGTTACCCGTTGTTGCATTATAGTCGCTATTAGACAAAGTATCTGCGTACAAACCAAAACCATTTGGCGTCGTTTTATCCTGAATAACCCTATTACCTCCGTTATCTTCATTCTGAATCCTTGTTAATTGTAAAATAGTAGTACCAGGATCAGAATCAATTCCAAAACTATCTGGAGAAATCATTACTTTACCACCTAAAGGAGCCATCAATACACCCATTCCGTGACGGTTTCTATTTAAAACATCACGTTCTTTTCGTACTATTTTAATGGCAGTTACCCCAGGATTATTAGCAATTAACGTAGATATATTACGTAGTTCAAATCTGATAAGAATTGTTCTAAGATATAAATCAGTTCCAAATGTTCTGGATAATGCAAATTGAGAACCTTCTCTGGGTTCTGGTATTCTTATATCAGCAATCCAATTAACAAAAGATTCTTCACCTTTAGAGTTAAGTAAAACTATACCGTATCGATACACTTCACCTATATGATGTGAACGTAATGTTTCTTGGATATATATATTTTTATCATCAGCGAATCCTCCTATATCGTATTCCTGATCGGTTATTCCAAAGTTTATATTAGTAGGTGTAGGTAAGTTACCTACTGAATTAAAAGGTACTCCATTTTTAGAAGTATAAATTGTAGTATCACCTAAATATTCTTCAGATATTATTTCGTAATCTATATTTACCCCTTCTCCACCAAACGTAACACCGTCTTGCTTATATTTATACTGAAATATAGAAAACCATTGATCTCTTGTAGAGTCATTGTACGATCCTAATATTCCGTATACTGTACCTGAATCATCGTTATAAGGGTTTACGGCATCTTGATTATCACTTAAAGTTTGTAATTGTGTATCAAGACCAGTTCCTGTTATAAAAGTTCCATTTTGATTATACAATCGATATTGTCCGTTTGAGTCAAATCGATAACTTCTCGTGTCCCAACCTTTTATTTCAAAGTTAGATTTACGGGTATTGGCAGGATATAATCTATTTTTCTTTTGAGTAAATGTTTTTACACGATCAAAATTAATTCTTGGTGATACAAGCTCAGCTAATTGAATAGGAAACTTATTTTCATTACCACTATATACTACTTCAACCTTTTTAGAAGTTATCGGTAGTTCTTTAAATATATAGATTAACGGTATATCTTTTACGTTATATTCGATTACGGCAAATTCTACAAAATCAAAGTTAAGATCTAATCCCTCTACTTTAAATTTAATAGACTTTGTTGAAAAAGTATCAGCGTCTGCACCAAAATATTCTATGTAAGGAAGGAACTCATTTTTATCAGTAATATTAATTAACTTACTTAATGGTGAGAATTGTGTAACACCTCCGTCAGTAGTTTTTAATCTATAAGCAAACTGATAACTTCCTACTTTAAGTGTACCTGAGTTTAGTACCTTTTGAATAATAGGTACTGAAAAATCAACAGAAGGTTTCCAATCTAACATTTTTTCATCAACAGCAAAGTGTTGAGGGTTTAACAAGTTAAAAACTCTCGGTTGGTTGTAGTTATCCGTGAAGTATAAATTAGCTACGTCTGTCTTTTCGTATCTTCCTAATGCTTCTTTATAAATTGCGTTACCTAATGAGAAATTAAGTATACCGTGATACTTTAAATGTATATCTAATCTTAACGCCCCGTTTGGATCTAAATCTGTAACAGAATCTGATATATCATCGTAGTTAATATACCATATTTGACCCGGTATATTAAGTGGAGTTTTTGAAGAGTTTAAAACAAAATTACCTCCAGATAATACTTTCTTTTGTGTAGTAAGTAAAGCTATTCCCTCACCTATTTGCGACCAACCTATTATAACAGGTTCATCAATTGAGTTTACTTTTAATCCAAGATTTAGATAAGGAAATAATGGACTGGATATATCTATTTGATATGCATAGTTTTCCTCAGTATTTACAAATACAATGTTAGAGTTATTATAATGTACTATTACACCACTTGAAGGAAGTTGTGGAATAATTTGATTATATAAATCTTCTATGGTAGTAGTAGACGATATTGTTATATTTACCGGAGTATATGGAGAACCGTTAATTAGTATTTGTCCTGATATTACTCCGGATATAGGTAAATCACTTATTGTAAGTTTATATATAGATAGTACACGCTCAGGTAATTTAAAGTCAAATTTATTACCTTTGTGATTGTGTATAGTACCTGTCGAATTACCTATATCAGTAACTAAGTCAAGATTTAACGCATAATAAAGCGAATCATTTTGCGACTTTGATATAGCAATGTCTCTACTTAAACCTTTTATGTACGTTGATGATACTGCTGTCATGGATTTCTTGGTGCGGTTGTTTCTCTTCTAAACGGATGTATTAATCGAGTTTCCTGTACGTTCATATTTTTAAAGAAGTTACTGTGGAAATTAATCTTAGGTATACTTCTTAATGTTTGATTTTTGAAAGATTCCCATTCGTCAAGTGACATGTTTTTAGAAGCATTAACTGCTTGGGCAACATACCAATCTCTATCTCTTTCTATAAATTGAAATTTATCTTGTGTAAGTTCGTCGTTAAGATAAGCTCTTGTAGCCAATCTATACAATACTTCAAACTCACATGCCTTAATCCATGACTCGTGATCTGGTATCATAGGATAACCGTTCTCATCGGTAGGAATAGCAAGATAAGATAAATATACTTCACCACATTCAAATGATGTAAATATATAGTTTTTATTAAGTTTGTATGTAACTTCACTATTACATACATAATCAGTATCTGTACAATGATACCTCATATGAAACGTGTCAGTTGACCATTTCATAGGTACTAATTCTGCTTCACAATTAGGATCATTTGGTCTTAAGTTTACAGCAGCTTGTATTATTTTATACATATCGCAAGGTAACTGTCCTCGACCATCGGTAATTTTAATTGGACTAGGATGACCTAAATCCATATTACCGTCAGTAACCTTTTCCTCAAGAGCAGCCGGAACTTCCAATAATGCAAGTAAAGATGCTATCCATTCTGCAGCATCTTGCCAGTCAAAGTCACCTTTGAATTTAAAATTATTTTGAACGTTCTCTATGATTCGACCCATAGATACATATTTTCCACTAAGACTCATAGAAATCTCCTTTAAAATTAGGGTCTTTTAACAATTGATTTAATTTTCTGTTGTACTTACGAACTGTTTTAAATGCGTAAGAAGTTTTATTCTTTATTCTACACTTAGTTCTTGACCATTTGAACTTATGTATATATCCTGAAGTGTGATCGTTTTCTAAAAATACTAAAGGTTTATCAGGTATCTTGCTGATTTCTTCAGCAGTTTTTCCGGGATATTTTTTAAACCAAAGTTTCCAACACTCCTGATAGTTTATTGGAATCTTACTAAAGTCGTAATTACCTTCCTCATCTACTTTGAGTTTAGGTTTTGATTTAGTAATTTTTATTATCCCCAGTAAAGGTAAACGTATGAATCGTCCATCGTACAATTGGTTAATTAAGTAATCGTTTATTTCTTCGTTTATTTCACTCCATTTCTTTTCAGTAATGTTGTATATAGGAACAAGTTCAGAAGTCTTCTTAAACTCCTTGTAAATGTCTTTAAAATAATAATCTATTTCTACTTTATTCTTACCTCGTTTTAGCATCTTGTTGTCTTATATTATCTTTATTATCAGAATCCAAATCTTTTGGCATTTGTATTTTACTTTGTACAACTTTGAGAACTTCAGGTAAGATGTAGTTCCACATCCAAGCATTTATTGGATATTCCTGAGAAGGAGACCAACAGACTGAACCATTACAGTTATGATAATTTTCAGCTTCTCTTGGATCTTCAAATATACCCTGAACGTTTATTTGTTCGATTAACTTGTAGTTAATACTTGGATTTTTCATTAATAGATATATGTGCAACCCTTCTTTAGTTTTCTTTAGAAACCAAGCAATATTTTTAGAATTAGTTCTACCATTACCGTAAAATTGTACCTCCTTAGGATATAATATTTCTTTATATGAAGGTTGTATAATATCGATTGGTCCTACCCTAACTATTGCATTATCATGATGAAACTCTATAGTGTTAGGTACAGGATTTTTTGTTCTTAATATTTTACATCCTAAAGGAGCTTCGCAACATTCTGATCGATCTACTTCAATCATTTCTACACAACCTAACTCTTGTACTACATTCTGATCGATTGTGCGATTTTTATTATATTCATTACGTAACCACAAGGCACGTTGTTGAACTATTAAAGACTCCACAAAACGGTCTTCAATACTTGAGTCGTCAGCATTTATTTCTAAAGTTTCGTATACTTGTGATATGAGTTCGTCAAGTGTCATTTTAAATTTGTTATAAAGCACAAAAACCCCTTTCGTTTAGAAAGAGGTATTTGATTGATTTAGATGTGTTTATTTATAGTTCCATTGGAATAACTATAGGAAGTTTTCCATCGATTACAACTCCGCATGATATTATAGATTTTTTAATATTAGACTGTGCGTAAGCAAATGCGTATTTAGAATCGTCTATACCACAACCTACTTGCATTCCCCATATAAGATCTCTGTTAGATGCGTTATATTGAATACTTGCGGTAGTATGAATGTGACCTTGTACTACAGATTGTCTTAAATTCATTGCTCTATTCAAAGCTGCTTTATCACCGCTTGAACCTGTTCCGTGATAATAATGTACATCTTTTATATCAAAAGTCATATCAAATTGCCAATCAGGAGTATCCAACACTTCAGAATAACTTTTTATCCATCTGTTTGAAACACCTGCACTAAATGCTTTTCTTGTAATGATTGCATCGTGATTACCTATACATACATAAGCTTTTGGAAAAGTATAGTACCACTCTTGAATTTTTGATATTGCGTGGTCAAGTTCATCACCGGCAGATACTCCGTCAGGATCAGTATCATGAAAAGATGAGTAGTGGTTATCAATCACATCACCTATAAAAACAACAGTTCCGCAATTAAATTGTTCTTGAACTTTTCTACAGTGCTCTAAATAACCCTTTCTTGAAAATGGTTCATGAATATCTCCTATTACTAATACGTTATTAGGATTTCCATTTTTAAACGGTTCTATTTTTTTAACAGGATTTATTACTTCCTTTAATGTACTTGATTTGTTAATGATTTTAGTAAGTTCTTCTTTTGTAGCACAAGATTGACTGTGTTCCCAAATAAACCCACCTGCTTTTTGTGTTTCACCACTTAAACATCTTCTGATTTTTCTTTTAGAAACTCCTGTAAATTCAGAAGCCTCTTCTATATCTTCAAAAGATGATAGGTAGTTGCCATCAAAATCGTATTGTTTAATCATGTAATTAATTTTCAGACTATAACGTATTTTTATAAAAAAGGTTACGTTTTGTACTAATTATTTTATTAAAATAAGACTTAATATAGTACCTATTACAACTACTCCTGCAGTTGTTCCTACTATGGCAGTCCGTGTTTTAAGTCTTTTAATTTGTAAATCTTTATTAGAAATAATATCATCTTTTATTCCTAACTGACCATTAAGCATAATCTGTTTAAGCTGTTCATTAGCCACTTGTTTATCAAGATTGGTTATCTGACTATCTTTATTAGAAATAAGTGAATCCTTGAGTCCTATTTCAATTTTCTGTACTGTTACAAGAGAATCATAACTAAGTATGACATCATCACATAAACTATCTCCTAATGTCATAGGAACAGTTTCTCTGTACTTTTTAAGCTCTATTTTGGACTTATTTAATTCTCTTGTAATCTTAGTATTTTCAACCTTAACTATTTCAATAATTTCTTGAATAGAAGAATCCTGCTGTTTTAGTTTAAGGTTATCTTTTCTTAATTGAACTAATACTTTATCTACAGAATCTTTACTTCTTTCTAATTGTTTATACTCTTTATTAAGTTGACGATTATCTTTTTTTAAGTCTTGATTACCTCCCCAAAACCATACTAATCCTATGGTTAATAAGAGAATAACAATGCCAAATATTAAATATCTGTATTTATTCATAATTAAACTAAATCTACCCAAGTATTATTTTCACAAACTCTCATTTTATTAGTAACTGTATTGTAATACATTTTACCATTTTCAACAGAAGGGTCTGCATCAAGGCTTGGAAATATAATACCAGTAGGAGAAATCTTAACTTCAGAACCAGGTGTCCCTAAACTACCGGAAACTTTAGGTTGGTTAAATTTAAAATGATAACCATCTGTTTCATTAAGTGTCACAGAATGTTGTTCCCAATTATCTGCATCAACTCTATTAAAACTTATCCAATCTAATATATTATCCTCAAAAACAAATACACCACCAATATCAACCCCTAAATCTTGGTCATACATATAATGGTCTGCAGAAGGGTTTCCAGATCTAAATCCATGGGCAGAAAACCCAGGTTGTAACCCTGTTAATCCTCCTCTTGCAGACATATTAACTATTAAATCTCCTGGGGGAACAGGAGCCTGTGAAGGATAATCAGTTTGTATTTCAACTCCTGCAAATTCCTGAGTTTGTAAATCAAGATACCCTATTCTATATTGATATGAATCTATTCCTACTGCATTTAAATCCATCATACCATTTATAAAGTTAGGACCTAATATTCCCATAAAAGGAATTTGAATAGGACCAAATTGTAATGGATCTGCAGTAAATGTAAAGTTGTTTGAAGAAATTCCATTAGTCAATATATCATTAGTAGTATAATTTTTTACATCTTCTACTGTATTATATTCTAAAGGAATTTGGTCTCCTTTTTTTACATCTTTAGGGTCAACAAGAATCAATCTGTCATCACCTTTAATTGTACCTTTTTTCTTTTTGGCAAATGCTGATTTTAGTAATTGAATTACATTCATTTTTTTATTTATTAATATTAGTATCTTCAGGATTTTTCTTAGCTCTGTTAATGGCTATTTTTAATTCTCTTTCTGTCAAAAGTAACGGAGTTTCCACACCTTTTTTACAGGTAATAGTTCTCCAGTAATGAGTAGCTTCTAAATTCTTAGGAGCTTCATTTTTTACATAAGTAAGTTCGATTTCCTCTTTGGTGTAACCTCCAAGAAATTTAATAAATAAGTTTATCCAAGTTTTCATATTCCGTTTTTTTCTATTGTTAATATTGCCTGAAAATGAGACTCAGCTATTCTTTCTCTAAATTCATCTGTCATTAATAATCCAGCTTCTTTCTCATTAGTCATAAAAAAGTTTTCTGTAAGAATTATAGGACAATTAGTTCGTTTAAGAATAGTAAAATCAGCTTCTATATCTGAATCCCCATCAGAAGTATCTCTTCTCATCCTGTGTTCAGGAAAATCTTTTTTGAATTGTTGAAAAAATACTTCAGCTACTTTATCAGAGTTAGTTTGTCCTTTAGTGGTAAATACACACCAACCTTCTGCTGAAGTAAATTCTCTACCCATGCCATGAGCATTAGCATGAATAGATATACCTATTTTAGGTTTGCCACAATTATGTTTGTTAATTCTTTCAGCTCTTATAGTAAGTCCTATATCTTTAACAGACTCAGGAGTTACTAGAAAATAACTGATGTTAGATTTAATCAGTTTTTTAATTAATTTAGCTGCAACAGCTCTGTTAAACTCATATTCCATAAGTTGACTTCCGTCAGGAAACTTAGGACTTCTTTTACCTGGAGTTTCCTCCGCATGACCGGCATCTATACACCAACAATATTTACTCATTTTTTTTATCATTTATAATTTCATCTGCACTTTTTTTAATTTCTCTTACATTGAACAGCAACTTTTTTAATGATGAAAACAATCCTACTTTATGTATATCTTTCCAATTCTCATCAATAGATTTTGCTTCAATTGATATTAGAACAAGTGCTGTTAATTTAGTTAATAAGAAGTCTATTGAAAACCAGTTTTTAATAATATCATTTACAATAGCCTTATCAACCATAAAAAAAGTTATTACAGCTAATTGATATAATATCATTTTTGGAACAATCTGACCAAGTTTTCCGCTTGTTATGGAAGAAGCTCCTCCTTTTCTAAAAGATTTCCATATTCCGGTAATTGTATCAAATACTATAAAAGATCCTACTGCTAACATTAGACCATGTATTGGTACTAAAAAACAGATTATGGCTGTTAATACATGCATTAAAAATTCTTCAAGTGTTTTCATTGTTTATCATTTTTATAATTCTATTTCTTTTGCTGTTAAAAATATATTTTTCATTTGTTCTTTGGTGATGTTCATTTCTTGTGCTACTAATTGTATAAATGGAGAATCTGTTTTAATAGTTACAACATACTCTCTTGCCTTTATTGCTCTATTCTTTAAAACAGGGTCTTCAATATTTTGAATAAAGGTATCTATGTTTCCCAGTAATCCTATTTCATCCAAATATATCCATAGCTGCCATGCCATAACCTCAATTACTTCTTCAGGAACAGATAAATTTGCATAAAAACTATCCGCTTCTTCCTGTGTTTCAAAAAAGTTATAATTATCACCTTCTACATAAGTTCCAAAGTTAGGTTTAGGTACTAATGAAGGATTATTATTAATGTCTGAAATTGGTATTGTTATCATACTTTTGATACATCTGCGTGTGAATTTCTTGCATCAACAACAAATGTTTGTCCTGCTGTTTCTGCTTTTATTTGAATACTTACATTTCCAGGGGTTAAACCATTTGTTACCGTTGTCCAAGCCATGATAAAAAGGTTTGACCCTCCTGATTGGTTATTAAGCACTAATCCTGTTTGAACTCCATTCATTGCTCTTGGTATAGTTGTATAAGAAGTTATTCCAACTGTATTTCCAAATATTTGGGCAGTTGCATCTCCCCCGTTTGGTGCAGTACATCCTGTTGGAACAGTAAAAGCGTATCTCGCCCCTGCAGCCCCTGTAGCACTTAGCCATAAGTACCAATGTATTGACAGTGTTTCATTTGCTGCAATTGGTACATTTAATTCAGTTATTGTGGCTAAAGTTGTTGATGTAGTTGTAAAATCTGTAGTCATTACAACAGAAAATCCTCCTCCTCCCCCTGAAGCAGGAACATATATTAAACTATCTGAACCCAAGACAGCAGTATTACCAGGGTCTGTACTTACGGCAGAAGGTCCTGCGGGTCCCGTAGCTCCTGTGGGTCCCGTAGCTCCGACAGGCCCTTTAAAATTAGATACTATAGAGTAAGTTCCAGAAGATTTTAGATAAACATCTCCCGAAACGTTTTCTAAATAATAATCTCCATCAACACCTAAAGCATTTGAGGGTACTCCTGTACCATTTCTCAAAACAGAACCATCTGTTCCATTATTTCCCGGGACACCTTGAATACCTTGCACTCCTTGTGGTCCCTGTGGGCCTGTTTGGTTAGTATAAGGCAATCCATCTGTACCTAATATAAGGTAGTTTCCTGAATCTGATGATACTGCAGCATTTACAACAGGGTTTGCAGGGTCTGTATTATCAACAAGATTTCCTGTTATGCCTTGTACTCCTCCTGTAATATTAGTAGGTACATATACAAGACCATCAGAACCTAATGTAGCCCCATTATTAGCATCTGTTGAAACAGCCTGATTAATTACAGGATATTGAGGATTAGTGTTATCTACTAAGTTACCTGTAACACCTTGCACTCCAAGAGTAGAAATGTTAAATATAAAATCTTTAAATGATATTACTTTACCTCCGGCGTTCTTTTGGTTTTTATTATATTCCAATATATAAAGAAAACTGTCGTTATCAACAGTTTTAATTCTTTCAAAAGCACCCCAATCTATTTGTGCAGCCATTAGCAACAATCACATTTAAAGGTTAATACTTTGTTTAATTTTTGTATAAGTTCACAAATTTGTTCGTTTGTAAAACATGATGTACACGGTGCTACACATACTCCTTCTGTAATTAAAAGGTCATCTTGAACATCTTTTCCTGCAGGAACAGGTTGTGTATTAACCCAAGTTTCTGTTTCTTGATTAGGATAAGTAGCTGTTATGTAAACATTAGTTATTTCTTCATTACAAGGTTTAGAAATATCATAATAAACAATAGTGCCCACAGGTAAATCTTGAGGAGTTTCGTACTCAGTACTACCATTATACATTACTGGATTTAAAACAGATACAAGTTCTCCAAAATTATAGTTAACATTCAATAAAGGAGCCTGAACAGTCATTGTATTAACAGACTCCCCATTAACAAACAATTCTAATTCTGTACCATCAGGAAGACCTGATAAAAGTAAATAATCTTCTTCCTCTCCTATAACCTGAAATATACCTGAAATCATTGCATTAGTTGACTCTGTTTGAGTATCACATATATTATGGTTACACAATATATCTAATCCCCAATCAGCTAATACTAAAGCACATTCCTGCTCGTCACACCACTTGCCTAATTTAACTTTGTTAGACCATGACGCAGCAAGATTACCTGCTTTACACTGAATGTCAAGTATATGATTGTTTAATGTTTCTTGTGTTAACATATTATTTATGGGCAAACCATCTATTACCTATTCTTTTTATTTTAATAATATCTCCTGCATCAGCATCTGTTATAGATGTAATCATTGTAGTTCCTATAGAGGGACTTAATGTTAAAGCGGTTACAACAGGTCCTGTTGTAATAGTACCTCCAAAATATATTTCTAATTCTTGTCCATCAACAGTTTGTGTGGGCATGGTAATTTCTAAGGTATCTGCTGTAGAACCAGGGTTATATAAAACAAATTTAACATAATCAGGAAAAGTAAAATCTCCGGTAGTTTCATCCCATCCTGCTGTGTTTGCAAAAGCTCCATAGTGAACAATTGTACCTAATTCTACACTTATACTACTGTAAATTCCATTTAAAAAGTCTGTATAATAAACTGAACATCCTGTAGATTCATCCAGTATACTTGCTGCGTGTAAATTAGCAGTGCCTACACTAGATGATAATTTTTTATTCTTTATTATATTGTTAATAGAAACTTGTGCGGTAAGAGTATCTACACTATCTTGCCAATAATGTCCCAACATAGCCTGTACTTCAGATACAGTTAAATCTTTAGCATTTCCTGTAGAACCTGTATCATTACCTTTAATAGTCATTGTAGGCATTTGAGCCAACATAGGATTGGTTACTGAGTTAACTTTCAACTCACCTTCAATCAACTGAGCTATCCATGCAGAACCATTAAATACGGCACTTATGGTAACATTACCTGATAAAGCCTGAATTGTATCTAATGATATTCCAAATATTGTAACAGAATTACCTGACAATGTACATACAGCATTCCAGATAATTTCAAATACATCTCCTTCAGAAGCTGTAACTGTAGAAGCTGTAATTGTATAAGATGAACTTAAAGTTACAGTTCCTGTAAACCTTTGAGTAACTTTATTAATTCCTGATACTAAAGTGACAGTTCCTCCTCCTGATGGTACTGCAGTAGTCTGTACACCATTATAATTATTAGGTAATGATTCAGCATCCACATGGATATTAATATCCCAGGATGAACCATCATAATAAGCACTGATAGTCAATTCCTGCATAGCCTGGGCTTGGGTCAAAGCAGCACCAAATATAGTAACCACATTACCTCCTGAATATGTTACCTGAGCCTGATATTTAATATTATAAAGAATTCCTTCTGTAGGAGTTCCTGAATGTTGTATAGTTAATCCTGAACTTAATGTTGAAGTTCCTGATATAACGTAATAATTTATAGGTTGATTTACAGGTAAGTTTATAGTTCCTCCTGTAGTAACTGTTATATTTTGTGGTATTAACTGACTAGGCATATTACTTTTTATTATTTATTGCTGTAAATACACAGGATTTAACTGAAAGGGTTGATGAGGCAACTCCTGATAGAATACAAATATAAAACTCGTTATCTAAATTAGGAACAACAGTGTTATTAAAAATAGCATGATATCTTTCAGGAACAGTACGTTTGGTAAGATTTGAATTATCTAACTCTCCAGATATACCAACTCTACCATAAGAGTTAATAGTTGTATCTGAATTTCTAATTAAATTAATTTCAAATTTAAAAGTAGTTGATTCTGGAAAATATTCTACATTTGAAAATATAGTAGTTCCAGAAGCTCCTGTCCCAACCACCGGAGTAGTTCCAGTAATAAGCAAATTCATCGTTATGTTTGGAAAAGTGTTTGAACTTATGAAATCATCAAAAGTGCACGTACCTTCAATTTTCAAAATGTCACCATCTTCAAAAACATTCATAGGAATTGTAAGAAATTCTACAACTTCAAGAGTAGACCCTACTGTTTCTGGATTACTATTGACTTTTGTATCAATTACCGATGCTCCGTTTAGACCATCTGCACCATCGTTACCATTGTCACCAGGAATACCTTGTGGTCCTTGAGGACCTTGTATTGTTTGTAAATTTATATTACCGCAACTTCCGCAACTTCCCATGTTTTAAATATATTAAGAGCATCCACAACCACAATTACCTTGATTGTTTCCGCAAATTTTATTAGCTTGATTTAATAGTTTTTGAGCCTCTTCAAGCTTATTGCACTTGAATGACCACTTAATTGCCTGAAGTAACAAAGCTCTTGCTTTTAATGCTTCAACAATTTTATCGTTTGTTTTACAGTTAGCTCCACATAAATATTCATTTATTGCAGATTCTAACATTCTGTTTACACAACATTGGGTTGCACATGTAACCAAAGCTTTATCGACTAAGGTTATTGTATAATCTTCACCAGATGCGGTGATTGTGAAAGTAGTTGTGTATATACCATCACTAAAAGAAGAAATTCCCAAACCTAAATCGGCAGGGACTATTGAATCTATAATAAATTTACCATCTACTATTACTGCGTTAGCAACAGTGTTAGTTACATCTATTGTGTATTCTTCTCCATCAGGAAAAGTTAAAACAAGTATTGCTTCAGTAACAGAAGATAACTCGATATTAGGAGTACCCCAACCCTCCAAATTAGAAGGGTTGGAATATTCTCCTGTAGTATCTGTTAACTCCATCACTGAACAATTGTTTTTAAAGCAGACGTTCAGTTTAGGAATTAATGCCATATTAGATCAAGTTAGCAGCTTGTGCAGTAAATCCAATTGGTGTAAGATAAGCATCAAGTACAGCAACATATCCTGTTGTACCTGTAGCCTGACCTGCCAATGTATTTGGAGAACCTGCGTTAAATGGTGTGTAAATTAATATTTCAGACTTAAGATTACCGTTTGACAACATTCGTTTCTCAGGAGAAAACTGAACAAGTGACAAAGGAGAGTAAGTTTCACCAACAACAGCGTCGGCTTCACGTACTAAAGGAGGAGTTTGTTCGATGAAAGTCTGACCATCGTTAGCCCAACTCATCCAGTCATTCAGAGCTACTTCTTCGTAAACACCGGTACCTTCAAAAGCTACTGTAGGTGTAGACTGAGCTGTAATTCCAAAGTTTTCAAGACCAAGGATGAATCTTACTTTTTCATAATCTCCCCAACGAACTACTTCAAATTTGTAAGGACGT